CCTGCTCTTCTATCAGCTTAGAAAACACTATGGTCTTGCCCGTACCTGTGGGAAGAACTAGGAGGGTTTTTAATACCCCCCTATCCCACTCACCAAGTATGGCTTCCTTAGCCTCTTCCTGATAGGGTCTAAGTGTATACATTAGAACTTCCCGGGCGTGTAAGTAGATGTGTTGTCATAATCAGGCTCATAGAAGCGGTCTATCTGGTTGCTTTCCATTTCCTGTCCGTTGTTGCCTATCCACTTGCGTATGCTTACCTTGCATCGCCCTTTGGAACCGGGTACTCTTGTCCAATCCATCTTAAGCGCTTCGCCGCTCTTCCTGTGTCCTATGCTTGTAAAGAATGCGCATAATATCCCTTCTGTTTTAGTATGCAGGAATAAGTTGTGGTAAATCGTGCCGCTTTTTTCCCCGTTATCTAACTCAACGGTTAGCACTGCCTTATTGCAGGGGGGAAGCTTTTCGCTTCCGCTGTGCCTTGCTCTTTCAAAGCTCTTTACTGTAAAGTTGTAATCTCCTTCCGGCAGTATCTCAAATGTACTGTCGTTTTCAATAGTGTCGTTCCAGTCAAATTCTCTTTCAATGCTCATGGTTTAACCTTCCTTAAAATTGATTTTCTTTTATAAATTGATGTATTTGTCCCCAAGCGCCTATAAGCACGCCCTTAACAAAGTCAGCGGGATAGTTAGCTATAGGCGTTTCAACGGGGAAATATCCGCGCTTGTATACCGCTATTCTTATCTGCTCTTCGCTTATGTTATTTACTTGCATAAGCTGCCATAATTCATCAGGTACGCCTTCAGGTCTTTCAGCGGTTGCCTGTTCAGTCTGCTCTTCGGGGATAGGCTCCGGATCCTGTATGTAATCATCAAAAGGTGTTTCCATTACTTCTGTAGGCTCTCCCGGCGCCCATGCTGTCTGGTGCAGCTCCGGTATATAATCTGCTATCGCGCTGAACTCAAAGGGTAATTCTTCCTGTAATCCCATGCGGTTTTTAGCGTCCCATGCCGGGTGATGGCTTGTGTACATTACCCTCTTACCGCCCTGCGCCTTGTTCTTGCCCTTGGCGGCTCCCTGCCCGTCTACATTTATTACATATGTCTTGTAATTAACAAACAGCAGCATGTCAGACCATTCTTTAACCATAGGCGCGGTTTTTCTCTGCAGCTTAAGCTCCCACCTGTCATAGGCTCCAAGTTCGTCAGGCTGCTCAAATTTACGCATTTGGGCGTGCGCCACAAGCACTACATTTATGCCCCTGTCAATAAGCTGGCTTAATAGGTTTAACATTCTTCCGTACTCTTCCTGTAGCACCACATAGCCTTTTCCGTACCCAGGACTTTCAATGCTTGCCCATTTGTTTATGCTTAATATGTGCTTTATACATAGCATTTCAGCCCAGTCAGCGGTGTCTATTACCAGCGTTTGGCATAGTCCTAAATTATCCCTTACATGCTCTATCTCTTGTATAAGCATTGCCCAGCTGTCAGGGTCAGGCAGCCTGCGCACATCCATATGCCTTGTGCTTCCCTCTGTATCTATAAACAAGGGATTAGGAAACTTGCTCGCGAATGTGCTTTTGCCTATCCCTTCCGGACCATAAACCGTAACTTTTACAGCTCCTGGTATCTTTCCGCTTGTTATACGCATTAAAATTCGCCCTCCTTCCATTTTTTATTTGCTTCTTGTGTTACAGCCATGCCATCTTCAATTATTATCTGGCATTCATCGCCTGTAGAAACCCTTGTGCATATAGCCTGTAAACCTTCCGCCTCAAGCCACTCGCCAAACTCTTTCATAGTTTCAACATCCATTGCTTCAAGCTTGTCTATAAGCACAAACCCGCAATTGGGGTTAAGCTTCCGTACAATAGCGGTAGCTACCTTAAGCTGCTCACTGCCGCTCATATCTCCCCAAGTAAAGCCCTTGTATGTAAGCTCTCCTTGCTCGTTCACACTAAGCTCAGGCAACGGAAGGCTTGCGTTGTTAAGTAGGTTCAATATTTCCTCTCTAAGGTTTTCTATCTCAACTGTAAACCCGTCATATTGGCGCTTGTATTCCATTGCATCTTCCTCAGCTTTATCCTTATCAAGGTTGGCTCTAACCTTGCGGTTTATTTCCTCTATGTCCTGTATGCTTTTTTCAAGCTCCGCCGTGCTTTCATCGTGTAAATCGAGCGCGTCTTTCTGCGCTATTTCTAAATCTTTTAAGGCTTCCTCATACTTTGCTTTAAGCTCCGCAATCTGCCTTTCGAGCTGCTCCTTGCCTTGCTTTATTTCAGCTAATTTCTGCCTTTTGCGTGCGTTTTCTCCGTTCTTGGCAAGTATGTCCTGCTGCTTTTTTATAAGCTCACTAGCGCTTACAGGCTCTTTAGGAGCGTCCTTATAAAAGGGCTGTTCCTTTGCGTATTTAGCCTTCTGGTCCGCTATACGCCCTATTGCGTGGCGCTGGTTGTATAGCTCCTGCTCTTTGCTGCGCAGGCTATTAAGCTCATCTTCTACGCCTATTATTTTAAGCAGCGTGCTTGCCTTTTCTTTATTGCTTGCTTGCATAAACTTAGGCAAATCAAGCGCCAATTTCTCTACAAAGCTGTCAAGCAGCCTTTGTCCGGCTTTTTCACCCTTGGGGTCTGTTACGGTAAGCGCGCTGTTCTTCCCCTTGCGCTCAACTATAATGCCGTTTGAAAGCTCCACCTTCAGCATAGGCGGTATTACGCTTCCATCCCTCTGTGGGCTGTCAGGTCTGTAACTTTCGCCACCCAGCGCCCAAGCAATAGCGTCAAGCACGCTTGTCTTGCCTTGCCCGTTGCGTCCGCCTATCACTGTAAGCCCACTTTCGCTTGGCTCAAGCTGTAAAGCTCTAACCCGCTTTACATTCTCTATCTCAAGCTTGTTAATCTTCATAGTCCGCCTCCTCGTTGTATGCGTTCACAAGTACATCTATGCCCTTGTCCTTAAATGTAGGCTTGTATACCGCCACAGGTTTTATTACAAGCCTGTCAATGGCGAAACTTATCAAGCAGTCCGCCACTTCACGGTAGCTCATGCCGCATTTGTCGGCTATTCGCTTTACCGCCTTGTAGTATTTGCCGGATACCCTTATCCTGTAATTAGCGCCGTTTGCGCCATTTTGAGGGTCTCCTTCCACAGTGATGATTAATTTGTCCTCCTTCACTTGTTCTTCCTCCTATTTTGTGTTATATTATTAGTGGTTAATTTGTCCTGTCGCTTAGGTGTTTACGCCTAAGCGCTTTTTTCATATAAGCGGCAGTGGAGCNTCTTCNNNANANAGNAGTTCCTCTATCTTTTCAGGCGGTATTCCTATAGCCCTATATCTTGCTAGTTCCGCCATGTCCGCTTCATACTTCCTGTTTTGCTCTTTGCTTAGTATCCTTGCCATTTTCTTACTCCTTTCTTACTTGGCTGTTTGCGCCTTGTATTCTTCAAGCATTGCCTTGAACTTCGCTTCTAAAGCATCATCATCTATAACAGTTTTTTCCTCCTTCCTCGGTGGCTTTTTAGCCGCCTTTTTCTTTGCCTCTGCCTTTACTTTCCTGTTCCCTTCAACATAGGTTTTCATTCTTTCCGCCAGTACGCTTGCTATGTCGCCTATAAGCGCTTCCTCTGCCGCCTTCGCTTCTGGCGTTGCCCTTATGTACAGAGGTACCGAAGGCAGAAAACTCCCGTCCGGTCCTCTAAGAGCCGTTACTCCTACCTGTATGTATTCAGGCTCATGCCTGCTTACAGCTTCTTCGCTCATGGTTTGCTCCTTTTTTGCTTTTGGGATTTTCGAATTACTAACATGTTATCTTTGTTTCACATTGAGTAATTTTTGATTCCCAACCATCCGCCTTTTTGTTTGTCGTCTGGGTAAGTTCGTTGCTACCCTTTAGTTTGTTTGCCTCTTCAATAAGTACATCTGCTAGCAGGTTGTTTAACATATTCATTAGTCCGTCTTTCAGTTCAGATGACATCTGTATATAAACTCTGTTTTCATCTATCTGGATATGACTTGTCATTAGTTGGCTTGATTTATTGGTATCTGTTTTTTCCATGTGAACATCCCATCTTTCAATCAAAGTGTTTTGATAGCATGTCGCAAACTCTGGCGCTGGATTCTAGTATTTTCCTGTGCATATCAAGCCGTTGCATTTCATCATATCTCTGGCGCATATCTTCATCATTCAAGCGATCTATGCAATCTTTAAACTGATGAACTCTCTGAAGCAGGTAAATCCGTGCGAACCTCCGCAGTCTTGCTCCTTCTAGGTTTCGGATAAATTCCTCTTCCTCTGTAAACTCTATGCGCTTGTTATTATCTAAGGGT